TCAGAACCAACGATTATGTTTTACATAAAAATAGGAAACGATGATGATCCATGCAAAGGTAAGTATACCAAAATAGTCAGGCAGGAAACGCGCGAAGAGATAAGCGCCAGCAACAATGAGTGCTATAGGGATGTAATAAATATAGGACTGCAGAAACCATAAGATTGCTCGTTTCATCTTTTTAATAACTCATGTCAATAATTGATCATCATTGTCATAAGGGGCAAGGAAGAAAATGAAAAAAAGCGGTAGAGTGGCAATTTATGTTCTGGTGGTGATTATTTTCTTTCTATCTATTCCAGAGGTCGTCGTTCGAGTACTCACTCCGGAGCAGTTTGCTCGATTGAGTGATTTTACAAGCTTTGGAGGCTTGTTCAGTCATATCCTTTCTTTATTGATTTTCCTGGGCTTAGCGTCAATTCTGCTGGGCGTACTTGCCATTTTTGTTACGAAAAAAATCTACCGGCATTTCGCTCGATACAAAAGCTAATCATGAAAACTGATCCACAAGGTGGTCGTCGAGGCGAAGTTAAGCCTGTTCTGCTCTGCGTCATACAGTGGGGTCTGGATTGAAATCGGGTTCAGTTAAGAAGCAGGGTAACGATAAAGGTTCGCTATCAGTAACATAGAAAAAAAAGCCACTCGCTGGAGTGGCTTAATTATATGATTATAAAGCTAAAATTTGGTGGCCCCTGCTGGACTTGAACCAGCGACCAAGCGATTATGAGTCCGAACCGTATTTCATTAAAAACAATGATTTACAGTAAATTCAAGCGCATAGGATTTCGTATATTGTCGAAAAGTATTGCATAGTGCTGCGCTGTGCTGCCATTTTGCTGCCACCAATTAGGTTTAAGGGGTTAAGTTGAACCGCTTCTGTTAGATGGTCGGGGGCAAAGTGAGCATACCGCATTGTAACTTTAATATCCGTATGTCCAAGGATGCGTTGTAAGACCAGAATATTGCCGCCGCCCATCATGAAATGGCTGGCAAAAGTATGTCGTAGAACGTGCGACAGCTGGCCGTCTGGTAACTCTATTCCCGCGCGCTTTATCGCGCTCCTGAATGCAGAATAACATCCGGTAAAGAGTGGCTTTGAGGTTCGGCTTTTGGGTAGCAATTCGTAAAGCTCATCACTGATTGGAACTGCACGGTTTTTCTTACCTTTCGTTTTGATAAAGGTTATTTTGCCGGGGCTTATCTGCTTGCCGGTTAAGCTTTCAGCCTCTCCCCATCTTGCGCCGGTCGCAAGGCAGATTTTGACAATCGTGGTTAAATCACCTGCTTTGCTTTTCTCGCATTCCTCAAGCAAGCGCGTCGCTTCCTCAACCGTAAGCCAAGCTAGCTCAACTTCTGCAATCTTAAACTCTCTGACGTTTTCGAGAGGGTTTGGTGCTGTCCAATCATCAAGTCTTTTCAGCTCATTGAACATAGCCCGAAAGTAAGCCAGTTCAAGGTTTACCGTGCGAGGAGTTACGGACTTAACGCGATCCGAGCGGGTTATTTTCCCGCTTAAACGCTGCTCTCTATACGTTGAGAATAATTTTGCGTTGAATTCAGTTGCGAGGGGATCGCCCATAGCGAGACAGGCAAACTCCATTGCGCCTTTACGCTTCTCGCCATCAGCGAGTGTTACACCATGTGCGTTATACCAAGCTGTAACCAAATCACGAACGCGGCGTTTATCTGTTTTCTCACCCAGCCATGGCTTATCTTGGGCTTGTTCCTTTACATGACGCTCGAATGCCAGGGCCTCTCCCTTAGTGGCAAACTGTCGCCGGATGCGTTTACCATCGCGCCCGTTTGGGAATACCTGGGCTTGCCATTTACCGTTAGGTAATTTTGATACGGCCATATCAAATTTGCTCAGTTCGGGTAAGGGCTTTACCTATAACCTTTACGTCCTGTGCCATGCACTCAAATGAATGTTTACCATTTTCAACTTTGATACGTCCCCCCGGCAGGCGGTAAAGCTCACGAATCATTGCCACGCCATCCATTTCTATCAACCAGAAACCATCAACAAGCTCTCCAGCAAACTCATCAACTATCCAAAACAGACCTTCTGTTGCTATTAGCTGCGGGGAAGAAGCATCAGCAGGAATCATGTCTGAGGCAATGAATACCTGTTTTTGAGATTTCACAATCCCATTTTGGATGTTTAGGTAATCAATTTGTGTTGATAAGGGCTGTTTGATTTCCATTGCGGGCTTTTCTTTTATCTCAGGCTGAGCCGGTGCTTCCCCGTGTCCATAGACAAGCCATTTAAGAGAGGCGCCCGTTTCCATTGCACAAATCAACACCCAATCTGCAGGGAAGTTACCACGTGAAACCCTATTGGCCATGGTGCTCTGTGAAATGTTCAGGTGGCGGCAAAGTGCTTGTCTCGATGTGAAACCGTAAGCAATGCAAATCCGCTCTATAGGGTCTTTCCCCCCAACAGGTAGCTCTAGGCTTTTACGATTCGTAAAATCTTTTTGTTGACCGTTCCAATTTTGGATCATAGTATTTACGCATAGTGAGTTGTTGAATAGTGTTAAACAGTGCCGAATAGTGAGTTTGGCGCTCCAACTGAGGAATAGTGCATCATGAAACGACAATTATCAATGCGTCCCAGCATCAACCTCGTGGTGTCGGAACCGTACATCACTCTCGATGAGTTCTGCCGCCGCACTGGTTACAAGCTTAGCTATGCCCGCCAGATGGTCCGTGAGGGCCGCCTTCCTATCCGCAAAAAAGAAGGTGCGAACAGCCTGGTAGAAGTGAACATGTTCGCGTTGACGATGGAAGCCGCCCAGGGCTGCGAAATCGCAATGCAAGCCTGATAGTTCCATTTTGGGATAGAAAAGGACTCACAGCATGTTTGATTATCGCGTTTCCAAACATCCTCACTTTGATGAAGCTTGCCGCGTTTTCGCACTGCGTCACAACATGGCGAAGCTGGCAGACCGCGCAGGAATAAAGGTCCAGACGCTGCGCAACAAGCTTAACCCTGAGCAGCCCCATCAGCTCACGCCGCCGGAAATCTGGTTACTGACGGATATCACTGAGGACTCCACGCTGGTTGATGGTTTCTTGGCTCAAATTCATTGCCTGCCGTGCGTTCCTACGAACGAAGTGGCAAAAGAAAAACTTCCGCATTACGTCATGAGCGCGACAGCTGAAATTGGTCGTGTGGCTGCAGGTGCTGTGTCCGGTGAAGTAGGGACTACAGCTGGCCGCCGTGATGTGATCAGCAGCATCAACTCTGTCACCCGCCTTATGGCGTTGGCTGCGATCTCCATGCAGGCACGTCTGCAGGCTAACCCAGCTATGGCTAGCACTATTGATACGGTTACAGGTATCAGTGCGACTTTCGGGTTTATGTGAGGTGGTCATGCTGAAAAATGAACCTTCTTTTGCCTCGCTCCTGAAAAAGCAAAGTCCGGCAATGCACTACGGCCACGGCTGGATTGCAGGAGATAACGGCAAGCGCTGGCACCCATGCCGCGATCAGTCCGAATTATTAAACGGGCTGAAAACAAAAACGGCGAAGCCGTTAGCTTTTTTAATTATTCGCATTTTTCGCTTGGTTATGAAAGGAGTGAAACATGTCTCGTAATGACCTGAGAATTATTCTAGGCGTAATCATCCCAAATATGGCTGATGGTTTTGAAATTAAAACCCGTGACGGTGCTGTTTTGCGTGTCGATCCTGAATGGGATTGCTGCAAGGCATTTAAAGAAGGGTTGCAGACTGAAATCATTAACCAGCTTAAAAGTATGCCGGTCCCTGTTTCTGGATATATCTAAGTAATTAATCCGTTTTTTATGGCGTAAACCCGCCGGGCATTTTTTTGCCCGAATTCTGAGGAAATAAATATGAAAAATACCAAAACCCACTCAACGAAAACAGGCCCAGACGATGCTGGCCTGTTCGCTTTGTTGAATGAAACGCGCCTGGATGAGCGCCGTTGCCGCGCTGATGCAATGGCGGCTCGTCTGGATAGTCTGGCCGTGCGCATCGTTTCCCGTCAGTTGAGCCATATCGAGGCGGCCGAACTGCTTCGTGTTGAAGCGGTACGCATCCAGAACGAAGCGCAGGAGCTGCATTAATGGCTGATTCAATGGACCTCGCCCAGTTGCGCGAACAGGAAGATCGTGAGCGCCATATCAACAATGCCCGCGCCAAAGCGCCGGGCGTTTCCCGTGTTCTCTGTGCGGAGTGTGATGCTCCGATCCCGCCAGCTCGCCGCCGCGCTATTCCGGGCGTGCAGTGCTGTGTGACCTGTCAGGAAATCGCAGAGCTAAAAAGCAAACATTACAACGGAGGTGCGTTATGACCACGCGCGTTCACCAGGTAAAAATCGCTCCGGCTTATTTCAATGCCGTTGTTACGGGCGAAAAACGTGCAGAGCTTAGGAAGGATGACCGGGGCTATAAAGTCGGTGACGTTCTTTCTTTGTGCGAATGGGACCACGACGGCAAATATACCGGCAGAGAATGCGCCGCGATTATTACCCATATTCTGCCAGTAAATGACGTTCTTCCTATGCCGGGAAACTGGATTCCGGGTAGTTGGGTGATGCTTTCAATTCGCCCGTTCACAACCGTAGAGGCGCTGGTTCACTTATTCACAGGGAGTCTCAAATGAGCACTATCCTGAAATGGGCGGGAAACAAAACCGCCATCATGTCCGAACTGAAAAAACACCTCCCAGCTGGCCCGCGATTGGTTGAACCTTTCGCGGGTTCCTGTGCTGTGATGATGGCAACAGACTATCCTCATTATCTTGTCGCGGATATTAACCCTGATTTAATAAATCTATATCGGGATATAGCAACAGACGCATCTGCTTTTATTGAGCGGGCCAAACATCTGTTTAAAATCTTTAATAGTGAAGATGGTTATTATGATAGCCGTGATTCATTCAATGACGATAAAGAACCTGAATGGCGCGCGCCGCTTTTTTTATTCTTAAATCGTCACTGTTACCGAGGGCTTTGCCGTTATAACAAAAAGGGGGAGTTTAACGTCCCCTATGGTAATTATAAAAAACCTTATTTCCCGGAAAGCGAAATCCGCGCTTTTGCAGAGAAAGCCATTCGTGCAACGTTCATTTGTGCCAGCTATAACGAAACGTTGGGTTTATTGGTGCCTGGCGATGTTGTTTATTGCGATCCGCCTTATGACGAAACATTTAATGACTATCACACGGAGGGTTTCACCGAATGTGACCAGTATCGTCTGGCCTCAATTCTTGAGCGTCGGTCATCAGAAGGTTATCAGGTGGTGGTTTCGAACAGCAGCACGTTGCTGACTCGTTCTCTTTATCGTGATTTTAAGCACCACAAAATCACAGCTCCGCGCAACATGGGAGTTAAGGGAGGTGCAGGAAAGTCTGCGCCAGAAATTATCGCTGTATCGAAGCCGTCCAGAAATGTCTGATACAGTTTTCCCCTACGCATGGAATGCCCCGCGTCCTGCAATTGGCGGTTTTAAGCAAGCCGATGCGGCGCCAGGGATCATGTATCTGACGCCGGACGGCAATCGCAAGCATTTGTCGATTGCCGAACTGGCAGAAGCGGATGAAGCACCAGATCGGGGCCGGGCGGTTCGTCGTCGCCTGGCTTCGCTGCCTCATTTTGTCCGCCGTATGTATGCTCAAAAGCTTGAACAGGTAGACCGTAAAGGCAAACAAGCGGCTGATGCCTGGCTTATCAATACCTTTGAGCGATTCGTTCTGAGTCGTATAGATCAGGTCAATGAGCAGTATCTGCCGCAGGGTGTGATGCCTGCGGCTTTGTTGCCTTTGCGTGAACAATTCTGGCGCCTGCTTTGGGCTGGAAAAAAAGAGCTGAAACGGCTGGCGCATAATCTTGCTGATCTGTTGGGTAGCGAGTTTAACCGCGAGTTTGATTTCCAGATGGCCCGCACGTCCGATCCTCATTTCGCTACCCTGTCAGGTTATGGCCGCATGGGGTTTCTTGCCAATCACCTTAAAACACCGGTTCCGTGCTGGGCGGCCTACTGCAAAGAAGAGCTGGAGGCGGAAGACTCACTGAGAGCAGTGGCCCGCCTGCAGTCTCCGCAGTGGTGGCTTAATCGTCTGCGCCGTATGCATGCTCGCTGGCGTGAGCATCTGATGGTTGCGGCCGGGTATGTACACAAAAAATCCGCACCGTACTGCAGTGATCCATGCTTGCAGGAATGGACGGCGCAAAAGAAAGCCAACCGCGAATTTCTGAAAGCGATGGAGCTGGAAGATGAGGACACCGGAGAGCGCGTATCGCTGATTGATAAAGTAGCCGGCAGCGTTGCCAACCCAGCTAACCGTCGTCGTGAGCTGATGGCGCGCATGCGTGGGTTCGAAGATTTAGCGAATGAGGCCGGGCTGGCCGGGGCGTTCTTCACGCTTACCGCTCCATCCAAATATCACTCAATGCAGTACGACGGGCGCCGGAACAACAAATACAGCGGCGCGTCACCGCGTGAAACGCAGAAATATCTTTGCAAAGTATGGGCGCGCACGCGTGCGGCCTGGCTGCGCAATGGTATTCGCGTGTTTGGCTTTCGCGTTGTTGAGCCTCACCACGACGAAACCCCGCACTGGCACCTCCTGCTTTTCATGCGCCCGGAGCATATCGAACCGGCAACAGCAATCTTTCGTAAGCACGCCATGCGTGAGGATGGGAATGAGCCTGGCGCCGCTGAAAACCGCTTCGAAATGAAACCCATCGAGAAAGAGAAGGGCAGCGCAACGGGCTATATCGCCAAATACATTTCAAAAAATATTGATGGCTATCAGCTTGATGACGATCTGGATGATGAAACCGGCAAGCCTCTGAAAGAAATGGCCCGCCGCGTAAGTGCCTGGGCGTCTCGTTGGGCGATCCGGCAGTTCCAGCAAATAGGCGGCGCACCGGTAACTGTGTGGCGTGAATTACGTCGCCTCGGTGATCGTGAGCTGGTCCTGCACCCCGAAATTGAGCCAGTGCGTCAGGCCGCCGACAGCAGTGCTTGGGATTTGTACGTGAGTGCACAGGGTGGCCCGCTGGTTCCCCGTGATCTCCTGCGCGTGCGCCTCAGCTATGAAGTCACCGAAAACGGCAACCTTTACGGGGATGACGTTTCCAAAATTTCCGGCGTTTACTCCCCGATCCGTGGGCCGGAATCGCTGATTCATACGCGCACTACCAAATACAAAATTGTGCCGAAACGTCAGGCCGACGACATTTCAGGTTTTGACCTTGATTTTTCAGGCGGCCCCGCCGCCCCTCGGAGTTCTGTCAATAACTGTACGCGGGAGCCGCGGGAGGTTGAAAAACGCGCCGATCCTGGCGGCACGGTCATTAATGACTGTGCCAGCTGGGCGGATATTGGCTCTTTATCCCGGAAAGAAAAACGGGTGATAGCGCAGCGGCTGAGCGACGCGGCAAGGGTAACTAACAAGTGCGTCAAAGTGAGGCCAAAAGCCAGCCCTATGACGGAGCAGGAAAAGCAAATTAGTGAGCTGCTGTCTCTGCGTGGTGTGGATGCCAGTGCCGGAATGGTCCGTTCGTTGATTTCTGGCGCGGTGGTTGCCTTTGGCGATCAGGTGTTAACGGTTGAAGAAGGGCGCCTTACTGTCCGAAACCGTACTGCGGCAGGTGTTCAACGTCTGCCGTCCCAGATTGTGGAGATTAAACAGCAGGCGGATGACCTTTTGAACCGAATGAAGCGTGCATTTTCAGCGCGTGAATAGCCCGTGATCAACATGGTCAGGTATGACGGTGTGGTACCGCGTTCCGTCATTCACCGTCAGAAATGACAGTGCTGGCCATTCATTGAGTAACGTCATTTTCGACTGTGCTGCAGGTGAATTAAAACGAAATCAGGAGTTGAGGAAAACAGAAATGACCTATCTGGGAAGCAAGGCCGCAAGCGGTGTTTTTCAAAAGATTATTGCGGAAATGCCGCCGCATGATACCTACATTGAGACGCACCTGGGCGGTGGCGCTGTCATGTTGCGTAAGCCACCGGCCCGCCGTAATTGGGGCATTGATATTGATCCCCTGACGGTTGAAGCGTTCTGCCAGGGCAATGCTGATTTCCTTGATAACGTGGGCGATAGCCTTTTTATCGATGTTGCCGATGCGGTGCAGTTTTTAAGGGTCTTCGATTTTTCCTCTGCCGGTCGTGTGCTGGTTTACGCTGACCCTCCTTATTTGCATGAAACGCGGACCAGTGCCGCGCGGTATCGCAATGAATATACCGTTGCCGATCATGAGCGGCTGCTGGCCTGCCTTAAAAGCCTGCCAAAAAATGTCAGTGTAATTTTGTCCGGCTATCCGTCAACGCTTTATGACGAACTGTTAACGGGCTGGCGCCAGAAAGAATTTCAGGCAATGACGCGCGGCGGTGTGCGCACAGAGAAAATCTGGATGAATTACCCGGAGGGGAAAGCCTACTCGCACACTTTCGCGGGTAAGGATTACAACGACAGGGAGCGCATCAAACGTAAGGCGAAGCGCTGGCGCGAAAAGTTCGCAGCTCTGCCCCATGCTGAGCGACTGGCAATAATGACGGCGCTGAGTGAAGTTAATGATTAACCTCAGCAAACAGACTCATCTGATTGATTGATAAAAAATATTTTACAACCCCTAAATCCTTCTATACTGTATATATAAACAGTGGATATGCACACAGTTGTCAGTGTCTCTTCCTGGGGATGCTGGCTGGTTTATCCCGTAGTGAGGATAGGAGGGAAAATGCAGGACTATCTTTTGGAGTCGTTGAAACTCCAGCGTATTGATTTCTTTATCAAGCTTGTAGCGGCTAGTGAGTGTAGCGAAGAAGAGAAACGCCTTGCGATCCAGTGGGTGTCGGAACTGACGGACGAGCTGATGGCGAAAATTCGTAACCATGATTACGGCCAGGCAATGGACGTTATCAATTAAAGGGGGCTTTATGCGCATTGAAATAATGATCGATAAAGAGCAGAAGATAAGCCAGGCAACACTGGAAGCCCTTGAATCCGAGCTTTACCGAAATTTGCGCCCTCTTTATCCAAACACGGCAATCCGCATACGTAAGGGAAGCGCTAACGGCCTGGAGCTGAGCGGCTTAAAACTGGACGAAGATAAAAAGCGGGTATTGGAGATTTTGCAGCAGGTCTGGGAGAGTGACAGTTGGCTGCATTGATAAATTTTTTAGACCAGTTCGCTTAGAGCAGCCCGCTTGCTTTTCGTATCAATTTTGGTCTAAAGACTCGAGATTCTATGCAAAGAGCTGTATACTGACTGCAGTTGAGATGTGGAGCGTATGATGACTGTTAAGGTGATAGACCTTTTTTGTGGGGCGGGCGGGTTGACTCATGGCCTGCAACTTGCCGGGCTTGATGTAGTTGCTGGTATTGACCTTGAGGGGGAATGTCGATTTCCCTATGAAAAAAACAATAACTCAGTCTTTATTGAGCAAGACATAGCGAAGGTCACAAAAGAGCAGCTTCTTGAACTTTATGGTGATTCATCCGTTAAAGTTCTCGCTGGGTGTGCTCCCTGCCAGCCTTTTTCCAAATATACTCAAGGTAAGGACAAAGCAGAAGATAAAAAATGGCCGCTATTATATGAGTTTGAGCGCCTGATTCGCGAGGTTTCTCCTGAAATTGTAACTATGGAGAACGTTCCTGATGTAACGAAACATAAAGTTTATGATGATTTTTATAACTCATTAATAGACTTGGGCTACCAAGTGTGGGCTTCAAAGGTTGACTGTGTAGAATATGGCATTCCACAGAATCGTGCTCGACATGTGCTGTTGGCATCTAAACTTGGAAAAATTGAGTTAGTAAAATCTGAAAATATTCCTCGTAAAACTGTCGCAGATGTTATTCGTGATTTACCGCCATTAGAATCCGGTGAGGCTGATCCACATGATTTTTTACATCGTGCAAGCAAGTTAAGCCCTATTAATAAGAAGCGTATCATTCATTCAGTTCCCGGTGGAACTTGGAAAGATTGGCCTGAGGAATTGGTGGCTGCCTGTCATCTTAAATCCAGTGGTAAGGGCTATGGGAGTGTATACGGCCGTATGTCTTGGGATAAACCAAGCCCAACGATTACAACTCTTTGTTATGGTTTTGGTAATGGTCGGTTTGGTCATCCAGAACAAAATCGTGCGATCTCTTTAAGAGAAGCGGCATTATTGCAAACATTTCCAATGAATTATTCATTTGTTGAAGATAACTCAAAATTCAACATGAGAAATATTGGTAAAATGATTGGTAACGCTGTTCCTGTCGAGTTGGGGCGAGTTATTGGTCAAGCTATTAAAAATCATTTGAATTAAAATTAAAGCCTGCGATGCAGGCTTTTTATTAGGATGCTAAGTAACCATCGGAATGAATATAATCTTCAATATTGGTTGCTATAGCGTCAAGATATGCAATTACTTCCAATGAAACATTTTCTAAATCTTGATACGATACGTTTTTGCCTATTTCGGAAAATGAAACGTTACCATGCGCAAGATCGTTACGATGCTGTTTAATTGTGCTTAGTTTTTCTCCATGCTTAGTGTGAATGTAATCAGATGATGTTGAAAAACCGTAAATTGTGGCTTTTTCCTTAATTTCATCACGATCTATATTGCCTGAGAATAATTTTTTCTTATTAAAAGTACCATAAGAAATTCCACAGGATATACCTTTCGTAAGACCATTTATGAAATTTTCCACGCCTACAGAATCGCTTTTTAAACGTTTAACTATTTCAGTGCGCAGGTTTTTTTTGAGATTGTCAAATTGAACGTTTTTATCATGCAAGGAATCATGAATAAAACAAATCGCTTCCCTCATAGTGGATTCAATTAAATTATATAAAAGAATGTATACCGCGCCCTTTAAAGTTTTACGAGATTCAGAAGTAATATTGAATTTGTTTTCAGGGTCTTCTGTTGAAACCAATTCAGAACCTGCATGCTCAATGAACCTCAAAAGATCTAAATAGGCCAGTATTTCTCCTGACCTAATATCAAAGTCCTCGCGAAAACTTTCCATGTTAAACCTCTAACAATTTATCACGCACATACTCAATTCGCTCTTTTACTTTGACTCGGCTATTCGCACCGTCAGAGGTTGTTAATATTTTGAATTCGTCAGAACTTAACCAGTCAAGATTCTGAGGCACGAGTGTAGAATCTTCTCTTAATGCTAATGCGACACCTACTGCTAAGGACTCATATCTGACCCTAGGGGTGGACTTCGCAGTAACTGTTTTTTTGAAACCTGCGGGGAAGTACTCATTTACGAAGTTTAACATCCTGGTGAATTCTTCTTTCATAGAATCCTGTTTGTGGGAGTCTACCTCTCCATTTTCCCGCATGTAATCATTGAGAAAATCACGGACTGAGTGATCAAAGTTCTCATAGTTCTCTAAATATGCAAAAAAGCGTAGTGCGAATTCTAAACGTTCATCACGTTTTTCTTTTGCTTCAGATAATGGAGCTAAATCTTTAAATAGAGGAATGGCAGAGCAAGGCTTAATAACCTGCGTATAAAGTGAAGTTGAACCAAGTTCTGAGCCTTTTCTGACTTCCATATCCTTAAGAATGTCGCTACCTGAGTTAATTCTTTCAAAAAGGTCTCGGCGTGTCTCCTCGTTGCATTTTGAGCTTAATTCAATCACCCTTACAGGTATGCGCATAAAGCGACGCTGCCTAGATAGTGGCAAGTCTTGGAAAGTAAAACCATTTAGAGAATCTAAAGATTTCAAATCTTGTAAGGTTAACTCATTATGAATGAAAGCATGGATGGTTCTGACACGTTGCGAACCATCTACAATCTCGATCCTACCATCCAGTTCAGGGTCTTCTGAAAGAACATCAGCAGTGAAAATGTACGGAATAGGAAATCCGAGAATTAAGGATTCAATTAAACGTGATTGTCTTTTTTCGCTCCAAACGAAGTCCCTTTGGTAGTCAGGAACAAAAAGTTCGTTAGTATCATCTTCCAAACCGCTGTGATACTTATTTACCAGTAACTCGACGGTAAACTCCTTCGTCTCGAAATCTACGTCTTTTTGCTCAGTGCGTATTTGTTCTTCTGCATTCTGTTTAGAAACTTCTAACTGAGCGAGTAAATCAGCTCTTCTCTTCGCGTCAGCTTCTTTTTCTAGCAGAGCTTTTAGTTCAACGAGTTCCATTTGCAGTCCTTTAACAAGTGTGGGTATTGGGTTTAGGGTAGCATAATGGATCAAGTGTCAAAACATCATTAGCCGCATGAAATCGCGCAAAATCGCATGATCGTTTGATGCTCTCGTTTGCTTAGGACCGCCAGCTATGGCGTGCTTTTGCTTATGTCCGGCAGGTGCATGAAAACCACTACGCAAAGCGGGCAGGCGTGGCGGGGCTACGAGCGCGCGGTTTTGGGGTTAATCGCGGTTTTGGCGCCTCAATGTTGGGCGGGCATGGTCATTTTTTGGGGCTGGTCGTGCGCGCCTGCGTCGTGGTGAGGCGCTGCGTTTCGTCGTGAGCTGCTAGGTGGCAAAAGCGCAGGACCGCTCAGCGAGGCGCTGAGGCGCTCTGATGGTGAGGCAGGGCATAAGGGAATAAAAAAACCGCCCGGGGAAGGGCGGTTGATATCAAAGGTTGGTCAGGTGGGCGTCAGTCTTCATCGGTCAGGTAGGGGTCAAAGCGTATCACCTCATCACCCAGCCACTCGTTAACTTCTTTGATGCGGCCCTGCAGGGGGGTAAGTTCGTTGCGAACGAAAACGCGCGCCGCTTTTTCCACATCGCCAAACCCGCCGGTATTCGTTGGAATAATCCCCATCAGCTGCGGCGGCACGCGGTGAGCTGCCAGCATGTCATCACGGCTCACATTCTTGATGTTAAGAAACTCATCTTTCGCTGCGACTTCTGACAGCGGGATGATCTGAATGCCGTCTTTCTTGCCGTTCGGGCTGTACATAAACAGGTTGCGGAAGTTGCCTGGCCCTTTCGATTTTTTAAGTGCTTCGCGTATGTTGTCCACGTCTTTCTGATCGGCGGCGGGGTCGCTCATGTACATGATGAAACCAGCATGGCTACCGTTGAGGTAATACTTACGGCGAAATAGCGTGGCCGATTCATTCAGTAGTGCGGAAGGAATGGCAGAGAGGTATTCCGGCATTCCGTATAGCTCCTGGTTAACGTCAGGTTCCATCAGATGAAACACGCTTCCCTCATCGAACTGATAGGGCTGTGAGTTGTGACCATACTGTGCAAACCAGTAGGTGTCCTGATCAATGCCGCGGCGAGTGTATTTGGCAAGCGAGGCGCGCAGCTCCAAGATCTGGCCTAACCGGTTCAAGCGTTTTTCAAGATACGCGTTACCAAATACCAGAAAGTCCTGGGCGAACCGGGAAAAGGCTTGTTTAGACAACCAGCGGTGAGGGATGAAGGTACTGGTAAGAATATTGCGTTTTACCTGAATGGCGCTGGAGTGATGTACGGCAGCGCGGTAAGTTCGCGCCAGGCCATCCATGCTGATCGGTGGTTCGTACCAGCGGTCCACCTGCACGCACTCCAGGTAATCAAATAATTCCCGGCGGTCCATAACGGGGATCGGATCGCCAAACGTAAACGCATCCGCATGTGCATTGCTGACCATGTTGGCCGTATCGGCGGCGGTCTTGCCGCGCGGTGCCTTGCTGCGGTTTTTGCGGTTAGCCATTAAAAAATCTCCACGATGTTGCTGGTACTGGCGGAAGCTCCTGCCAGTGGTTCGTTATAAAGTGCGTGCATGGTTGCCCAGGCTAAATCCGCGTGGCTGGCTTCCTCTGTGCGGGATGCTTCGTAGGTTGGCCGGTTGCCGCTGGCGGTGGTTGAACGGCGAATGGACATAAAGGACTGCGCGATATCCAGCATCCCCGCGTCAAACTCCAGACGGCGCCCGCTGATGATGTCGTAGGCTTTAAGCACCAGGGCATTTTTAACGGTCGGGTTGTAGACAAACTCACGCGCGGCTGGGAAGAACTGCTTAACCGTTTTGTAAACACCATCGCCAACGCCGGTCGAGTCAATGCCGATGTAGGTCACGTTGTAGCGTCTGGTGATTTCCTCAATCGCTGAGGCCTGGGCGCGAAAGTCCATCCCGCGCCACTGGTGACGCTCAAGGATGCGGAATTTACCGCCGGGGACGACGGGAGGCGCAATGACCACGCAACCGGCGCTGTCACCGTTCTGCGTTCCTTTTGCCGGGTCATAGCCGATCCAGACAGGGTGGTATGCAAACGGACGCAGTAAAAGCGGTTCGAAATCGTCCCACACGTCCCAGCTGTCAACCATGCAGGACTGCAGCAACGCCAGCGGGAACACGGACGCCAGGTCGTCAACAAACTGACACATCAGCAGGTTGTTGTATTCGTCCGGGCTGTACTCCAGGCGCAGCTGGTCCAGGTCGAAAAGGTTACAGCCGCCATTTACGGCATCTTCAATGGTGACTATCTGGCGGTACTGGCCGTCAGGGCATAAAACCCCGTGCGCCAGGCTACTGTGAGAAAGGTCAAATTCTACCCTGTCGGCTTTCGGGCGCCCTTTATTGAACAGGGCACCAGACCAGAACGGGTAGGCGCTGTGCGTCAGGCTGGAAGGGGTAGAGAAATAGGTCTGGCGCCATTTTTTGTGCAGTGCCATACCGGAGGCCACCTTGCGCAGCTCCTGGAATTTCGGTATCCAGAAATACTCATCAAGATACAGATTGCCGTGATAGCTCTGCGCGGTACGGGCATTTGTACCGAGGAAGTAAAGACAGGCACCGTTAGGCAGCACCATCGGATCGCCTTTCAGCTCAACGTCCACCTCTTTTGCGAAGTCGATGATGTACTGTTTAAAAACGTGCGCCTGCGCTTTACTCGCTGACAGAAAGATTTGATTTCGCCCCGTGGTGAGCGCGTCTATCAACGCTTCACGGGCGAAATAGTAGGTTGCACCGATCTGGCGTGACTTTAAGAGGTTGCGAATACGGTGCTTAATGCCCGCATCCCACCAGTGGCGCTGGTACTCGAACATACCGGCGCGGAAAATCTCTTCCAGCTTTTCGATCTGCTCGTCGGTAAACAGGTTTTTTTCCGGTGGCTTGCGCGGGCCTTTATTACGGTTCGCCACGTTCGGATTCAGGTCTGCTTCATTCCCACCATTGTTAAATTTGCCGATCCTGGCCTGTCGTTCTGACTGACGCGCCAGCAGGTCAATTTCTTTAAAGTCCTTTCCTTCCTTCTGCTCCTTCATGACGAGCTGGCAGTAACGTGCGGCGGTGGTGAGCTGCATCTGATCCAGTGGGCCATATTCGCCCCACTTATCGCGTTTTTTCCAGCTGTGAACGGTTGCAACTTTCTCGCCCAGCATTTCAGCAATGCGGGCTACGCGGTATCCCTGAAAGTACATCAGCATTGCCTGACGACGGGGATCGAGGTCTGCGGGGGTCAGTGTTGTCATGGCACAAACATACGGCCTCAAATCAGCACTTTCCCCGGCTTCGCATTGTGTGGGAGTTCGCACAAGCCCAACGCGTTGTTTACACGCGCCCATCACCGCAAACATAGGGCTCTGAACGTGTTACGAACTAACTAACCGGAGCCGGACCGATGGCAAAAAAATCTAAGCGTTTTCGTATTGGGGTCGAAGGGGCCACTACTGACGGGCGCGTTATTGAGCGTGAATGGCTCACCCAGATGGCAGCGAGCTATAACCCGCAGGTATACACCGCGCTGATCAATATGGAGCACATCAAGGGCTTTACTCCTGATGGGCCCTTCCGTCGTTTTGGCATGGTGGAAAAGCTGGAAGCGGAAGAAATTACCGAAGGGGCATTGTCCGGGAAAATGGCGCTGTATGGCTGGATTGCCCCGACTGACGATCTGGTCACGATGACCAGCAACTGGCAGAAGCTTTTCACCTCAATGGAAGTTAACACCAGCTTTGCCGATACCGGCTCCGCTTATCTGGTTGGCCTGGCGATTACTGACGATCCGGCAAGCCTCGGCACTGAAATGCTGCAGTTCAGCGCCAGCGCAGAACATAACCCCCTGGCGCGCCGCAAGCTGGACAAAGACAACCTGTTTACCGCTGCTGTTGAAACGCTCATTGAGTTTGAGGACGTGCCGGAAAAAACCAGCCTGTTTACCCGCGTGAAAGAGCTGCTGTCCCGCAAAGGCGCCGATGATAACGCCCGCTTTGCTGATGTGAATCAGGCTGTTGAAACCATCGCGCGTGAGCATCAGACGCTGGCGGAGCAGGTCAGCACCCATCAAACCGATTTCAGCAACAAGCTGAGCGATATGCAGAAGGTTGTTGATGAGACAACCAGCGCACTCTCCACCCTGCGTGAGCAGCTTTCCACTCAGGACAGCCGCAGCGAACGCCGCCCTAATGCGACCGGCAATAACGGCGCAGAACAAACCACCGATTGCTGACGGAGCAAAAGCACAATGAAAAAAGAGACACGTTTTAAATTCAACGGCTATCTGACGCAGCTCGCCACACTTAATGGCGTGCCTGTGAGCGGTATCACCTCAAAATATACGGCAGAGCCGTCCGTTGCGCAGACACTGGAAACGAAAATCCAGGAGTCTTCCTCGTTCCTGCAGAAAATCAACATTATCCCGGTTGATGAGCAGTCCGGCGAACGTCTGGGGCTGGGGATTGGCGCCAGTATCGCCGGAAATACTGATACCACCCAGAAAGACCGTGAACCCGTTGATCCGACCTACATCGACGGTGAAGGGTACAAGTGTACCCAGACTAACTCTGATACGGCGCTGCCTTATGCAAAACTGGATTTGTGGGCTAAATTCCAGGACTTCCAGACGCGCATCCGTGACGCCATCATTATTCGCCAGGCGCTTGACCGCATCATGATCGGCTTCAACGGCGTGAAGCGTGAAAAAACGTCAGACCGCAAGACCTATCCGCTGCTGCAGGATGTGAATATTGGCTGGCTGGAGAAAATCCGCCAGGAGAAACCCGTTCAGGTTCTGGACAAAATTGTGTCCGAGGGCGAGGTGGTTTCTCAGACTATCCGTGTCGGTAAAGGCGGCGATTTCCTGAATCTGGACGCGCTGGTTATGGGCGCCGTGAATGAGAAAATCGCGCCGTGGTATCAGGAAGATACAGAGCTTGTGGTTATCGTCGGGCGCCAGTTGCTGGCGGATAAATATTTCCCGATCGTCAACCGCGACCAGCCAAACAGCGAAGCGATGGCGGCCGATCTCATCATCAGCCAGAAGCGTATCGGCAACCTCCCTGCCGTTCGCGCGCCGTTCTTCCCGGCTAACGCCATGCTGATCACCCGTCTGGATAACCTGTCTATTTACTGGCAAGCCGGTACCCGTCGTCGTTCAGTTATCGACAATCCGAAGCGTGACCGCGTGGAGAACTACGAATCCGTTAACGAGGCGTATGTTGTCGAAGATTACGATGGCGTTTGCCTGGTTGAGAACATCGAGATGTTACCAGCGCAGGCAGACGGCAATCCGGGCGCGACGCTGACGGCTGAAAATATTCAGACCATCGTTGCTGCAGCAGTGCAGGGCGCGCTTGATGCTCAGAATACGGGCGGCACTGGCGCCGGAGCGTGATAAATGAATCCGTTCCGTGCTCACACTCAGTATGTACAGGCACAGGATGCCGCCCGGCAGGGCGGCAGTAAAGCCAGTATGACGGGTTATAACCAGATGCTGTTACAGCTGACAGAACACCGCAGGCGCCTTAAAACCGTCCAGTCAAATGAGCGCAAGGCTCAGCTCAAACGTGAGTTTCTTCCCGCTTATGCCTCATGGATTGCCGGTTTGCTGGATGCTGACGCGTCAGGCCAGGACGACGTGGCGATGTACGTCATGATCTGGCGCATTGATGCCGGAGACTATACCGGCGCGCTGGACATTGCCCGTCATGCCATTAAACACGGATGGGTCCTGCCGCAGCGCTTCAACCGGACCTGCGGGACCGCTGTTGCCGAAGAGTTTGCCGACGCGGCAATGCGCGCTTTTTCTGCCGGTGAATCATTCAGTGCCGCCATTCTTACCCAGGTGCTCAATATCGTTGAAGGTCAGGATATGCCGGATCAGTCCCGCGCCCGACTTCATAAGGCGATGGGCTACGCGCTGCGGGATAACGATCAGGCAGTGGCGGCACTTAACCATCTGAAGCGTGCTCTGCAGCTGGATAACAGTTCTGGCGTCAAAACCGAAATCAACAAGCTTGAAAGCCGATTGCGACAGGCAATGTCGGCTTAACGAATCGTGCCAACGCGCGGGGCGGCACGGGGTGGCGACAGGCTTTATGCCGCGTCAAAACCCCGTCCACCGCCCAACTATTTGGGAGTGCCAGAAATATGCAATTCGTTTCGCCGGAACAGGCCGGGGAAAGTACCCAGGACGTTATTAAAAACACCAGTTTCTGGCCTGATGTCAGGGTTTCAGAGTTCCGCCGTGATATGCGCATGGATGGGAGTGTCACCGATCCACGCCTGCGTCTGGCGTTGCTGACAGCGATTGCTGAAGTTAACGCCGATCTTTATGAGTTCCGCGAGAAACAACGGGCGCAGGGGTATGCGAGCCTGGCCGACGTCCCTGCTGATGTGATCGACGGCGAAAGCCAGCGGCTCATGCTGTATCGCCGTGCGGTGTTTTGCTGGGCAAAAGCAAACCTTGTTGAGCGCTATCGCGATTTTGACGCAACCGGCGACGGAAGCAAGAAAGCCGAAGATATCGAAACAACCTTAGGCGAGCTGTGGCGCGATGTGCGCTGGGCGGAGTCCCGCCTGCGCGATATGCCACATATGACGGTGGAGCTGATTTGATGAAAGTGCGTGCGCATCAGTATGACACGGTGGACGCACTCTGCTGGCGCCATTACGGGCGCACGCAGGGAGTCACTGAACAGGTGCTGCAGGCGAATCCGGGGCTGGCTGAATATGGCCCCTTTTTACCGCACGGGCTGCAGGTGGAGCTGCCGGACATCACGGCGTCAACCACTGCGCAGACTGTCCAGTTATGGGACTGAACTATGACGCTTGAACGAATCAGCGCCTTTATCACTTACTGCGTTGCCCTGCTTCTGGCATGGCTCGGCGATTTGTCTCTTAAAGATGTATCAACCATTACCGGTCTTGCGCTGGGGATTATTACTGCAGCGGTGACCTGTTATTTACGCTGGAAAGCCTACCAGCTGCTGCGGGACGGCAGAATATCCAGGGGGGAATATGAGTCCTTCAATCGTTAAGCGTTGCCTGGTCGGCGCGGTGCTGGCGATTGCCGCCACGCTGCCGGGCTTTCAGTTGCTTCATACCTCCGTCGAGGGGCTGAAACTGATTGCTGATTTCGAAGGGTGCCGCCTGCAGCCATACCAGTGCAGCGCCGGGGTCTGGACTGACGGGATCGGCAATACGTCCGGGGTAGTGCCGGGCAAAACCATAACGGAGCGACAAGCCGCGCAGGGGCTGATTAATAACGTATTGCTGACTGAAAAAAGGATTGAAGCCTGCCTGCAGGTTAAGCCACCTCAGCATGTTTACGATGTCCTGATCAGTATCGGTTTCAATGTCGGAACGGGGGCAATCTGCCGGTCAACAATGGTTTCTTACATCAATCGCCAGCAATGGTGGCAGGCGTGCAACCAGCTCCCCCGCTGGGTTTATGTAAATGGTCAACGGAATAAAGGGCTGGAAAACCGGCGCGCCCGTGAGCTTGCCTGGTGTCTTAAAGGGGCAGGGGCATGACGCGCGCGCTGGCGGTGATCCTGGCTCTGGTGCTGGCATTGCTGGGCTGGCAGTCATGGCGGCTTAACAATGCCGGTCACACCATCGGGACGCAGGCTGAGGCGCTTAAAAAGAACAAGCAGGAGTTGGCGAAGAAAAACAGCCAGCTCATCAGCCTGTCCATTCTTACCGAAACCAACAGCCGGGCGCAGATGCAACTTTATGCTGCAGCGGAGGAGACTTCCGCACTGTTGCGGAGTCGCCAGCGCCGGATCGAGGAGCTAAAACGTGAAAACGAGGATTTACGCCGCTGGGCTGACACTCCTTTGCCTGCTGACATTATCCGGCTGCGGGACCGCCCGGCCCTCGCCGGAGGTGCAGCTTACCGTGAGTGGTTGTCCAAAAGTGACGCAATGCCGCCTGGACAGGTCAGCGCCGCGCAGTAATGGGGATTTGAACCAGGTGCTGGATGAGACTGAGGCCGCCTGGGCAGTATGTGCCGACAAAGTGGACACGATCATAGCGTGTCAGGAGCGAGACAGTGAACAAGCCGCAGTCCTTACGCAACGCCCTGAATAAATCGGTGGCGTATGTCCGTGACAACCCGGACAAACTGCACCTTTTTGTTGATAACGGTTCGCTGGTCGCAACCGGCGCCCGTTCAATGTCATGGGAATATCGCTACACCCTGAACGTGGTGATTGAAGACTTTAGCGGCAACCAGAATTTAGTTATGGCGCCCGTATTGCTCTGGTTAATGACCAATCAACCGGACGCTATCAACAACCCGGAGCTGCGCGAAAAACTTTTTACCTTTGACGTCGATATCCTGAGCAACGATCTGTGTGATATCAGCCTCAATCTGCAGCTCACGGAGCGCGTGATTGTCAGCACAGACGGCACCGTATCAAGCGTTGAAGCGGTGCCGGAACCCGACGTGCCCGAAGAAATGTGGACGGTGAAACGTGGATGACCTGCAGAGGGTGGATGACTGGCTGGCGGCCCTGCTGGCGAATCTGGAACCGGCAGCCCGCAACCGTATGATGCGACAACTGGCGCAGGAGCTGCGCCGGTCGCAACAGCAAAATATCAGGCTGCAGCGCAATCCAGACGGCACCACCTTTGAGCCGCGCCGGGTGACGGCCAGAAGTAAAAAGGGGCGCATCAAGCGCCAGATGTTCGCCAAATTGCGCACCACTAAATACCTGAAAACCGCAGCTACTGCGGACTCTGCCAGCGTGCAGTTTGATGGGAAAGTCCAGCGCATCGCCCGTGTTCACCATTATGGTCTGCGTGATCGAGTCAGACGCAACGGCCCGGAGGCCCGGTACCCGGCACGCCGTCTTTTAGGCGTGAATGATGAGGTGGAAACCATCACCCGTGACACGCTGTTGCGCTGGCTGTCGGAGTGAAATTTGTGTCACGGACGGCACAAAGCCCAACGCTGCCTCCCTTTTCCCTCTGATGGCAACCTTTCGTTATGAACGCACAACTAACCGAAATCATGCGCCTTATCACCAACCTGATCCGCACCGGCACCGTAACCGAAGTGGACCGGGAAAACTGGCTGTGCCGGGTGAAAGTGGGCGAGCTTGAAACCAACTGGATTAACTGGCTGACACTGCGTGCAGGCGGTGCCCGTACATGGTGGTGCCCGTCGCCGGATGAGCAGGTGGTGGTGCTGAGTATGGGCGGCAATCTGGAAACCGCTTTTGCCTTACCTGCGATCTATTCCAACCAGTTCGCCCCGCCGTCGGACTCTGTGGACGGCTGCGTAACGGAATACCCGGACGGTGGCTGGTTTGAATATGAACCAGCCACCGGCCGCTGGCATGTGCGGGGCATCAAATCCATGGTGATCGAGGCTGCAGATAACATAACCCTGAAAACGGGGGAATTTGTGGTGGAAGCAAGCAACACGCGAATAAACAGCGAAGTGGTGATCAATGGTGGCGTCACCCAGGGCGGCGGCGCCATGAGTTCTAACGGGATCGTAGTCGATAAACACGGTCATACCGGCGTTAAGTCCGGCGGTGATACGTCGGGAGGTCCGGTATGACGCTGTATATCGGCATGAGTCAGGGCAACGGCAGGGCCATTACCGACACGGACCACCTGCGCCAGTCGGTCCGGGATATTCTGCTGACCCCGCAGGGAAGCCGCATTGCCCGGAGGGAATACGGCTCGCTTCTGTCTGAACTGATAGACCAGCCGCAGAACCCGGCGCTGCGCCTGCAGGTTATGTCTGCGGTCTATGTGGCTCTGAGCCGCTGGGAGCCACGGCTTACCCTGGATTCCATCACCATAAATAGCAGTTTTGATGGTTCGATGGTTGTTGAGCTTACCGGGCAGCGTGATAACGGCGCGCCGGTTTCACTTTCGGTATCAACAGGAGCAGACAATGGCAGTTATTGACCTTTCCCAGCTGCCCGCCCCGCAGATAGTGGATGTACCGGATTTTGAAACGTTGCTAAACGAACGGAAAGCCGCGTTTTTAGCCCTTTATCCGGCAGACGAGCAGGACGCGGTAAGGCGCACGCTTGAGCTGGAGTCTGAACCCGTGACCAAGCTCCTACAGGAAAATGCGTATCGTGAAATCCTCCTGCGTCAGCGCATTAACGAGGCGGCACAGGCGGTCATGGTGGCTTATTCCATGGGGAGTGATCTCGATCAGCTGGCCGGTAACTGCAACGTAAAACGTCTGACGGTTATTCCTGCAGATAACGACGCGGTACCGCCGGTTGCTGCCGTGATGGAAAGTGATGAGGCTCTGCGTCAGCGTGTTCCTGCAGCTTTTGAAGGGCTGTCAGTTGCAGGCCCAACGGGAGCTTACGAGTTTCACGCCAAAAGCGCTGACGGGCGAGTGGCTGACGCCAGCGCAACCAGCCCGGCCCCGGCGGAGGTGGTGCTTACCGTGCTGAGCCGTGAGGGCGACGGAACGGCTGCGGCGGATCTGCTGGCTGTGGTTGAACAGGCGCTTAACAGTGAGAACGTGCGGCCGGTTGCTGACCGTCTGACGGTGCGCAGCGCTGAAATCATTCCGTACAGCGTGGATGCGACGATCTTTCTTTACCCGGGGCCAGAAGCTGAGCCGGTGATGGAGGCGGCAAAAGCCAGCCTGCAGAAATATATCGCCAGCCAGACGAGGCTGGGGCGTGATATTCGCCGCAGTGCAGTTTATGCCGCGCTGCATGTTGAAGGTGTGCAGCGTGTTGAACTGGCCTCTCCGCTCGCTGATGTGGTGCTGGATAAGACACAAGCCGCTTCATGTACGGAATGGAGCGTAACAAACGGGGGAACGGATGAATAGTCTGCTTCCTCCTGGTTCATCGCCGCTTGAGCGCCGTCTGGCACAGACCTGCAGCGGAATTTCCGATCTGCAGGTGCCGCTGCGGGATTTATGGAACCCGGCAACATGCCCGGTCAAGTTTCTGCCGTATCTGGCGTGGGCCTTTTCGGTTGATCGCTGGGACGAAGGATGGGCGGAGAGCGTGAAGCGCCGCGTGGTGCAGGATGCGTTCTATATCCATCAGCACAAGGGCACAACCAGCGCGGTGCGGCGTGTGGTGGAGCCGTTCGGCTTTCTGATCCGCATCATTGAATGGTGGCAGACCGGCGAGGCGCCGGGCACGTTTCGCCTGGATATTGGGGTGCAGGACCAGGGCATAACAGAGGAAACCTATCTGGAGCTGGAGCGCCTGATTGGTGATGCCAAACCCTGCAGTCGGCATCTGATCGGCATGTCCATAAACCTGCAGACGAGCGGACCATATTTTGTTGGGGCTGCCACTTATACCGGCGAAGAAATCACGATTTACCCGTATATCAACGAAACCATCATTTCCGGTGGCACTGCCTACGAGGGCGGCGCCGTCCATGTTATTGACACAATGAGAGTGAACCCATGAGCGCAAAATTTTATACCCTGCTGACGGATATTGGCGCGGCGAAACTGGCAAGCGCTGCCGCGCTCGGTGTGCCGCTGAAAATTACCCAGATGGCGGTGGGGGATGGCGGCGGCGTGCTTCCAACTCCCAGCGCACAACAGACGAAGCTGGTTTCCGAAAAGCGGCGCGCTGACCTGAACATGCTTTACATCGATCCGCAGAACAGCAGCCAGATTATTGCTGAGCAGGTGATTCCTGAAACTGAGGGCGGTTGGTGGATTCGTGAGGTTGGGCTGTTTGATGAAACGGGCGCGCTGATCGCAGTGGGTAACTGCCCGGAGAGCTACAAGCCGCAGCTGGCAGAGGGAAGCGGCCGCACGCAGACAGTGCGCATGGTACTGATTACCAGCAGCACCGATAACATTACGCTGAAAATTGACCCGTCCGTAGTGCTGGCTACCCGAAAATATGTGGATGACAAGGTGCTGGAACTAAAGGTGTATGTAGATGAGCTGATGGCGGCGCATCTTGCAGCAGCTGATCCGCATACGCAATATGCGCCAAAAGCCAGCCCGACGTTTACCGGCACCCCAAAAGCCCCGACTGCAGCTGCAGGTAACAATACTACTCAGCTTGCCACAACTGCGTTTGTGCAGGCGGCTCTGATCGCCCTGGTGAATGGCGCCCCGGCGACACTGGACACGCTGAAAGAAATTGCTGCGGCTATCAACAACGATCCTAATTTCAGCACCACCATTACTAACGCTCTTGCACTCAAAGCCCCACTGGCAAGCCCGGCCCTGACCGGAACACCGACGGCACCCACGGCTGCGCAGACTGTCAACAATACGCAAATTGCCACTACTGCTTTCGTAAAATCAGCTCTGGCTGCGCTTGTTGGCTCATCACCTGCGGCGCTTGATACCCTGAACGAGCTGGCGGCGGCGTTAGGAAACGATCCTAACTTTGCAACCACCATGACAAATGCGCTGGCAGGCAAGCAGCCGCTGGATAGCACGCTAACAACTTTGTCTGGAAAAACCGCAGATGGGATTATCGAATACCTTCGTTTGGGAGAAGCGGCAAAAATGGAGGCGGCCACCGCACAGATCGGTGCTAATGGCTGGATATATATTCCCGTTACTGGCGGCAAAAAAATGCTGCTGCAGTGGGGGCTTTTAACCGGTGCGAGTAATTATTCTTTTAAATTCCCAATTGCATTTCCCGTAGGTGGGTTATGCCTGGTTGCTATGGCCCATACAACTGATTCCGCTGATGTGAGCATGGTAACTATGACTAATGGATTTATCAGGGATAAAACCAGCGCGTTTGCTTTGTGCGCCAGAACAGTGAACGCCGTGCAGCAACCTTTTGAACGTAGCGTTTACTGGTTCGCTGTCGGCTACTGACGTCAAAATATTGTGTTATTACTCACACAAAGTAGCCAGATGAGTTTTTTACGAAACCGCACTTACGATCTGAATTTCAAACTAAGGAGTGCGTTATGAACTATTGGTTTAGCCCTGCAAACAATGCCTTTTACCCTGTAGCCTTAAAGGAGTCTTATGTAAATGCCGGGAGCCTTCCTAATGACTTAATTGAAGTTGAAGACACTATTTTCAATGAATTTTCCGCGACTCCGCCGGACGGAAAAATGCGTGGTGTAGGGGACAGCGGCCTGCCGATCTGGGTTGATATTCCCGTTGTGGAAGAAAGCCCGGAACAAATCAAGGCACGCGCCCGCGTTTTACGTGATGAATTCATAGTCAGCACGGATAGAATGCTTGTTTCTGATTTCACTATTAACAATATTCCATTGACCGCAGAACAGCAGGCGGAACTTTTGGACGTGAGGCAAAAGTTTAAAGTTTGGCCGGAGAGCGAGGGTTGGCCTAAGGTTGAACTTCCTGAGATACCCCAATGGATTCTTATTGAGGCAGTAAACAACGGTTACATAGTCAAGAATTGGCCTGAGTGA